ATCCACCGCATGAGCGTCTACTACCAGGACGACTACGCGACCTTGTATCACGGGGATTGCATTGAGGTGATGAGCGGGCTAAAGCTTGAGGCGGACCTACTACTGACAGACCCTCCCTATGGCGTGTCATACAAAAGCAACTGGAGTAATCACGCCGCAATCGCCAACGACGACGGGAACGCCGACGTTATGGGGATGCTCGCTACTGCAACCAAAAAGCTTCGCCGCAGCCGACACGCCTACATATTCGGCTACTGGGATTTCAGTGGAACGAACCTAACCGCGCATACACAGCTAATTTGGGATAAGGGAATGATTGGGATGGGCGACCTTTCAATGCCGTGGGGTACTTCTCACGAGTCGATCACCTTCGCGCTGCATCAGCCTTCTAAGGCTAATCGCGCAGACGGCGCTGGGCGACTATCTGCGCGGATGCGACAGGGTAGCGTACTGCGTGTTGATCGAACGAACGGCGCAAGTAGTAAGCGCCACCCTACAGAGAAACCCGTGGCACTCTTGCGGCAACTCATCGAATCCTCATCCTGCTTCGGGGATTTGGTATTTGACCCGTTCGCCGGGGTAGGTTCCACCCTCGTTGCTGCATCACTGGAAGGGCGACATTCAGTTGGCATTGAGATAGAGGAAAAATACTGCGAGTTGGCGGCCACTCGCCTAAGTTCGCTTGCTGCAACGTTGAAAGGGTGCATTGTATGAACCAGCAGGAAGGGCGAGACATGGACGATGAAACAGAGGCATGGATAGCCACTATCGTTGCGAGCTACGGAGCGCAGGCCCCGTTCGCATGTGCAGCAGAGATTATCGCCGCACTCAAGGGGGACGGCGCGGCGTGAATTGGCTCAAGCAGCTTTTCTGCTCGCACTCGGAACGCACATGGACTACGGTCCCTATTAGTGAGACGGAAACGCGGACCACTGGCGGCTGTGTCCGATGCGGTAAATGGATCAGCCCAACATGCGAAAGGTGCGGAAGATGATCTAAGCGATGTAACGAAATAACCAAGCAGGCCCCGTTAGCCCGGGGTCTTTTTTGTGCCCAAAAACAACCAGGAGACCACCATGACACCCGAGCAGTTCGCAGCTACCCGCACCACCCCGAAGCCCGCCGTACCCTACACCCCGGAACAGTTCGCGGCCGCCAAGGAGGTCCGCACCCGTTACGGCTGGTACGACGTCCTCTACGTCAACGCGGACAGTGTCGCCGTCGCCGGTGACTTCGGTGACGTCCGCATCCCCGCCGGCACCATCCTGGAAGTGAAATAGGCCATGGCCCGAAGATCTACAGGGGTTGTGGGCTACAAGGCTGCGCACCTCAGGATTCGCACCGATCGCGGACCCGCCTCGGACTACCAATGCATCGACTGCGCAGGGCCCGCGGCGGAGTGGTCATATTCCGGGAATGACGCCTCCGAGATTGAGTCACGCGTCGGCCCCTACAGTTTGGACCCGACGTTCTACGACCCGCGATGCGTCTCCTGTCACCGTAAGCATGACCAGAGTCGAGCAATTCCGGCCACTGGGACTTGCCTCCGAGGGCATGTCCAGAACGAAACGAACCGCAGGGTTGGCGTTAGGGCTAATGGGAATGTTCACAATTCATGCCGCCCATGCGGGGCGTTCCATGCGGCGCAGTATCAAGCACGGAAGAAGAAGGCCAACGAAACCATCTCACAGAACGGACGCGGGCTATGACACCACAGCGCATCCAGCGGAAACGCACAAAGGGTTGGCGGATGCCCGAGAACACCGTATACGTCGGCCGAGGCTCACGTTGGGGAAACCACTGCGTAGTCGTGCCGCTCGGTAAGCATGGCCCGTATGACGTAGTAATCAAGAACCAGTCCGGCCAAACCATCGGGTTCGTCGGTCAGTCAACAGGCATCGAGGGCGCTAAGGACGTGGCTGTAGACACCTACGTCCGATGGATCAACAGCCAGACCGCGATGTGGCTAGCAGGCTACCTGCTCCCGCTGCGGGGTAAGAACCTGGCTTGCTGGTGCCCGCCGGATCATCCCTGCCACGCTGACGTGCTGCTCGAAGTTGCGAATGGGGAGGTGCGGTGATGTGGCTTTTCGGTAGGCAGCACACGCCGATTGAGTTGCCTGACACGCCGACGCTGTCCCGGTCGGACGCTGAGGTGTTGCACGCGGCCGGGCTAACCCTCCGCGAATGGGACGCCCTCACCGAAGCCCAACGCGCCGACTACCGCTGGCGAATCGGAATCACCGCATAGAAGAAAGGGCGATGATGCCCAACACTCAACCCGGTTGCGGCTCCGACTGGTGGAGCAGACGCACCAATATCTACGCGGGCTGCACCTGCCCACCAGCCAGGTACAACCCGAAACAGCCCAAACCCACCAACCTGAACTGTCCGACGCATGGAGAACCTAATGCACCCTGAACGTCCGCGCCTATTTGTTCTGCCACTAGGAAAGCTAAGGAGATGGAGGTTTGTCACAGTCCAGCCCGCGGATAAGCAGCCGCGTTGGATTATGCCGAACCGCTACCCGCGTCAAGTGATCGGATTCGCACTGCGGCTACCTGACGGCGGGTTAGGCGAGCACTACAGCCTTTCGATTATGTGGGCCGAGCCTGCTCGGTGGTGGAAGTGATGTGCAACCTCCAAACCCATATGGACCGTGACCACCGCATCCACGAAGCCCAGCGGTTAGAGCCCGTCTACACCAAACTCGCCGCAGAGTACGGCATCGAATATCAGCCACCCGCGACAGACAACTAAAACTCGCACGCAAACGACAGAGACCCGCAAGGGTCTTTTTTTATGGGGAGAAACCATGACACTGCAAGTATTCACCGAGTTGGAGCAAGGCACCCCCGAGTGGCTGGCTGCCCGCTGCGGCATCATCACCGCGTCAGTCGTGGGGCAGCTCATCACCAAAGGATCACCGGACGCGCTCACTGTTGACTGCCCTAAGTGCCAGTCACTCCCCGCGGAAGCCTGCATCAGCACAGCCCGCAAAGTACCGACACCGATAAAGACCATCCATGACGAGCGAATGGCCGCAGCGAGCGACCTGCCGCCCGTCTACGGGGTAGCCAACACCGACACCAGCCGCGCCATCACTGCCACGCTCGTCGCTGAGCGCATCACCGGTTACGTAGAAATGATTCACCCTAGCCGCGACATGGAACGCGGGACGCTCTCTGAGCCGTTCGCACGGGAAATCTACAGCGAGAACTACGAACCCGCCACCGAAATAGGGTTCATGGTCCGCGACATCGGCGGCGGGCGCAAGATCGGATACTCACCGGACGGCCTAGTCGGCGACGCGGGCCTCATCGAAATCAAGTCACCAAGGCAAAAGAAGCACTTGTCAACGATCCTGGCCGACGAAGTACCCGCTGAACACATGGCCCAGATCCAATGCGGTCTGCTCGTGTCGGGCCGTGAATGGCTGGACTTTGTCTCCTACAACGGCGGCATGCCTCTGTGGCGGAAGCGCGTACTGCCAGATGAGAACTGGCATAACGCCATACGGGAAGCTGTCGTCGCATTCGAGGACAACGCCGCCCGAATGATCGACAACTACAAGACTGCCACCGCGAACCTCCCCGCAACCGAACGAATCGACCTATTCGGAGAAATCGAGATTACTTTCTGATGGATATTTCAAAGGCGCTAGTCGCCAAATCAGACCAACTCAACGCCTCGGACCTGACCGGCGCACCTATCGTCGCAACCATCGAGGCCGTCCGCCGTGGTGATGCGGTAAAGCCTGTCATTGTCGATCTAGTAGGCATGGGTGGGCGTCCGCACGCATGGGGCACCGAATCGGACGCATGGGTTGGGCGGCTCGTGAAGCTCGTCAACAACCCGGAGGTTGTTTACGCGGGCGAAGCGGTCGGCGGCGTGGAAGTTGTCGCCATGTCGCACATCCCTAAGGCGTTCACCATCCCGGTACGCATCAGTCAGAAGAAGGTCAAGCAGCATCACGTCGATGTCCTCGCTGAACCCGCTACCGAGCCATGGGTGGCGCAGTGGCAGGCGATCAAGAACGCACTGACCGCCGCCGGGTATGAAGGCGACGGGCCGCAGATGCTCGCCACAGCCGGTCAGGTCATAGGGGCGGCTTGGGAACACCCGAACAAGATCAGCGCGGAGGACGCACAGAAGATCCTCGCCGTAGTACGGGAAGACGACCATCAGGAACCCACCGCATGAGCGCCACACGGGTTTACGTGTCGATTGAGGCCGGCCACCTCACACCAACACCCACACCACCCAGCGTGCTACTCGGCCAACAGTTCCAAATGGACGGCTCACCCGTCCTGCTCTACATCACCAAAGCGGTCGCTAAACAGTGGATCGAAACACTCACCACCATCACGAAGGAAACAGCATGAGCAACGAAACCAATCTGACCATCCGCGGCCGACTGACCGCAGACCCCGAACTCCGCTTCACCCCGTCCGGCGCTGGCGTAGTCAACTTCACCATCGCCTCCAACTCGTCCAAGTTCGACAAGGACAGTAA